TTTTCTTTCCGCTACTCGGTCTGGAATGTCTGGTGGAAAGATTGGGGAGAGATGGCAGAGGAATACCTCCTCGCCAAAGCCAAACTACGGGCAGGCGACATCAAGGACTTCGAAAACTGGACAAAGCAGCGCGAGGCCAGATTCTGGACTTTCAAGATGAAGGAGGTTCCGGTCATCAACAACCGCCCCGCATCTGGATACACGATGGAGGAATATGCACCATCGCCACTACCCACCGACGGATCCGTTCCGCCCCTTCCCCCGATGCTGGAAAACGAAAAGGCCAGGCACATGGCGGTGGACGTTCAGCGCGACTGCTACAAGGTGGTCATCCGCGCATTCGGCATCGGCAGATCCAGACAGCTTCTCCACAAAACCGTCCACGATTGGGACGGGGTCAGGGAACTCCAACTCCGCTACCGGGTGCCAAACAACTACGTGGCGGTCGACGCAGGAAAATGGAAAGATGACGTCTACAAAGCCTGCATCAAATACGGATGGAGAGCCCTGGTCGGTCGAGACGTTCCCGGATTCACGCACGTAAACAAAAAGCGTGGACGCAGGGAAGACAAACCCTACTCCACACCTGGAACCGGCAAAGACCCGCAGAGCAAGAACGACAAAGCCTTCTGCTATCACTGGCAATGGAGCAACGTCCGCGCCAAAGACATCCTGGCACGCCTACAGGCTGGCCTCGTTGAAGACCAGGCGTGGGAACTACCGGATGACATGGATCAAGAAATGATCGAGGCCATGGAGTCCGAAGTGAAAGACCCAGTCTCGGGTATTTGGAAACAGGTTCGCAAACTCAACCACTACTGGGACGGAGAATGCATGATCCTCATCATCGCCATGATTTCAAACACCCTGGAATTCGACGCAGACATCGCACCAAACAAAGACTCCGAAGAAAGCGATCCGGAAAATTGACGATGGGAAAAGAACATGGCACAGAGACACACAGGCGCACGGCTTCGGGTATTGATCCTCGAATACCGATTGAAATTCCCCGACGCAGAAAAGCGTCTGGCGACCATCCGTGCCGATTTCCTCAAGGCATGCGCTTCTTTCAAAGCTGGCGAGCTCGATGCCCTTTCCCAAACTAGCGCCGGCGACCAAACAGCAAGCTGGGCAGTCGGAGCAACCTCCGAAGAGATCATCGATGCCTTTGCTCAAGCGGTTGAATACTTCGAACGCGGTGGCAGACCATCTGGCTGGGCACGCGCAACAATCTGACACTTCACAAACCCATGGCCATAGACCCTATCATCATTTACGGACCCGATAACCGCCCCGCAAGCACGGGGACGAATCGGCTTATCCACGGCTCTGGCAACACGCCAGCCACAGAGAGCTGGCCAACCATTCACGAGGATTTCAACAAATCCGTAAAGGTTCACGAAAGAAAATTCACAGTCAGCGCATCCAAAAAGCTTTACTGCAACCTGGGATTCATCCGCGAAGCCATCGAAGGCAAAGCCATCGCATCCACAGGGAACCACCTTCAACCGGTCTACCGTGGAACGGATCCAAACGGCAAAATCTGGCAAGACTGGCTTCGCAATGAATGGTGCCCAACTTGCGAAATCACAGGCGAGCTCGACTGGGTCACCGGGAAATATTTGGAAAGCACAAACGTAGACCATTCCGGCGACATCGGCATCCTTCTGACTTATCGTGGGGACGCAAAGCGCCCATGGCCTGCCATCCAATACATCCCATCGCACCGCATCGATTTCAGGATCGGTCTCTCACAAGGGATCGTCCAAGGAACGGAGTGCGAAGGCGCTGCGCCATACAAAGGCCTTCGACACGAAGACGGGGTCATTTTCTCGGAATACGGATACCCACTGGCCTACGCCATCATGGGAGAGAAGCCAGAGCAAGACCGTGTGGTCAGCCGCCGTTCTTTTTTCCTCTTGAAGGAACCCTGCTTCATCGGACAAGCCCGCGGTCTTCCAGCATTCTTCCACGGCATCCTCGAAAGCCGCTCGGTCATGACAGCCCAGGAACGCGAGGCCTTCGCCCAGGTCATCGGTTCGAGCATCGCCCTGATGGAACAAAACGAAACCGGTGCACCAGAGGGAGTGCCACAAAGCGGTGCGGATCCATTCTCGGACAGCCCGACATTCGATAACCCAACTGGAGGCATCTCAACCCAAAGCTACCTCGGTGGATTGGTTCGTTTCTTCAGAGCAAACAGCGGGGCAAACCTCCAAATGTTCCAGCACACCCGCCCCGGCGAAGCGTGGGAGTCCTTCCAAAACCGCCTCATCAAGATGGCAACCACCCCCGTTTTCCCAACCGAGATGGTCTGGGACATGAGCTCACTCAAAGGGCCAGGTGTTCGCGCCGTCCAAGGCCGCGCCCGCCGGTTCGTTTCCGACCGCCAAAGCCTAATCCTCGGCCCAGCCCTTCGCCAAATCCAATTTGCCCTCGGAATCGCCTTCATGACAGGCAGACTCCCTCGCCCGCAAACAAATGACTGGGACAAATGGACGTTCACGCTTCCACCGAAGATCTCAATCGACGATTCACGCGACAGCAAATCCAAACTCGACGAATATTTCGCAGGACGCACCAACCTCACAGCCATGCTCGCCGAAGACGGCCAGGAATTGGAGCCCCACCTTTACGAAAGGGCATGGGAAGTGGTCACGAAAGAGAAAATCCGCCGTGAAGTCAGCGCCAAAGCAGGCATTCCTGGCTGGGAAATCCCCGAAAGCGCCATGGGCGTGGCCGTGGGATCCGCAGCAAACAATTCAAACAAACCCGGCGAAGAAACCACACCGGAAACAACCGAAGAAACCGAAGACGATGAATGACATCCTCCTAATCAACCCGCGATTCGCAGCCCGCCACGCAATGGCGATGGCAGAGGCAAAGCGCGTAGCAGAAACCCACGGCGAAAAAAACCAAAGCCTTGATGACATCGCCGATTGGTACCGCAGCCGCTACCGTTCGAGGCAGCGGGTAACGATTACGGCTTCGGGAATCGCCATCATCCACGTCTACGGCTTCCTCGGATCCAAATTCGACCCGATCTACAACGCGGTGGGCTTGGTAACCGATTACGAAATCCTCAAACACGAATTCGACAGCGTCCTCAACAACCCGCAGGTTCAAGACATCGTCTTCGACATCGAAAGCGGTGGCGGATACGCACAAGGTGCCCCATCCTTGGCATCACACATCCTTGCAAACCGCGGTAAGAAGCCGATCTACACCTACAGCGACAGCATGATTTGCAGCGCGGCTTATTTCATCGGATGCAGCGCCGATACCATCATCGCATCCGTAGACGCATCCTCTGGATCCATCGGCACACGGATGACCACCTGGGACTACTCCAAAATGATGGAGCAAGCCGGCTACACGGCACACGAATGGCAAGCAACCGGAGCAGACCTCAAATCGGCAGGGAGCCCATACCACGCACCGACCGAAGCAGAAAAGGAATTCATCCAATCCAGCATCGATCGCACCAACGAAGGCTTCCAAAACCACGTCCTGGCAGCCCGCCCAGACATCGATCTGGAAGTTTTCAGAGCCGGTCATTACGAAGGCGAGCACGCAATCGACCTCGGCCTAGTCGACATCATCCTTGACCGCTCCGAACTCGAAGAAACCATCATCGCCATGCGATAATTGACAGAAAAACAAATCACCAACCAAACCCCAAATCTGACTACCATGAAACTCACTGACCTCATCAAGACCGTCCTCGGAATGCAAACTCGCCTCGAAGCAATCGAGCAAGCCAAAGCACCCCTCACACCTACTTCCGAAAAGGAAAAAGAAAAGGACGAAGACGCCGAAGCTGAAGGCGACGAAGGAAAAGAAGCCGAAGCAGACGAAGACAAAGACAAGGAAGCATCCGCTGACCTCCTCAAATCCGTCAACGAAGCAACTACCCGCCTCGCTACCCTCGAAGCAAACATCGAGAAAGCCGTTAGCGCAGCCATCACCGCTGCCGAAACCAAACTCAACGCCGAATTCGACACCCGCGTGCAAGCAAAGGCAGCCGAAATCGCAGCCGACAAGGAACTGCAACGCGCAGAGCCTCCAGTCCAAACAGGTCCCCAAACGAACGCAGACAAAACCGCCATCGCCGGCCTCAAAGGACGTGCAAAAGTAGCGGCAGCCATCGCAGCCGAACGCGCCGGGAAATAACAAATTGACGCACCAACCAATCAACCCAACCCAACCCAACCACTACCATGACTACTGGAACTCTACAAGACATCGCAGCCCTTAACGGTCGCGACAAAGTCGTCGGCATCCTCGACGAACTCCTCGGCAGCTTCCCTGAAGTGCTTTCCCTCCCAGGACGCACCATCAAAGGAACTTCCTATAAGTCCACCTTCCGCCGGAACAACCCAAAAGGTGGTTTCCGTAGCGCAAACGCTGGAATCACCCCTGGATCCGCAGGCTACCTCGAAAAATGGGTGCAGTGCTTCATCTATGAAAACCCGATCGTCGCCGACAAGCGCGTCGCAGAAGCATCCGAAGACGGTGTGGATGACTACCTGACCGCCCGTTCCATCGAGCACACTGCCGGTGCAATGGAAGGCCTCGGAGAGCAATTCTACTACGGCACAGGCGAAGGCGAAGACAAAGGCTTCATCGGCCTGAAAAACCTCTGCCCAGACGAAAGCCGCATCGATGCAGCCGGATCCACCGCAGCCCAAAAAACAACCGTCTACCTGGTTCGCGTTGGAGACGACGGAGTCAGCTGGGTCTTCGGCCAAAACAGCGGCCTCGACATCCCGGAATTCCGCGAGCAAATGATCACCGACTCGAACGGCAAAGTGCTCCCAGCATTCGTCGCCCCAATGGGTCTCTGGATCGGTCTTCAAGCCCTTCACCCGAAGAGCATCGTGAAGATCTGCAACATCACCGAGGACACAAACAAAGGCTTCACAGACGCCCTCGTCCAAAAGGCGTTGGAACTCATGCCAGCCGGCTTCCGCTCCGATAAGAGCAAGCTCCGCATCCTCGCAAACGGTCGCTCCGTTGGACAGCTCCAAACTTCCCGCACTGCGGTAAGCCAAGTAGCCTACAAAAACGGCGCAGTCGCAGATCGCCCAACCGAATCGCACGGAATCCAAATCATCGAAACCGACTCCATCGTGATCGGCACCGACGAAGCAGAAACCTTCGCATAACCAACCTAGCCCGGGGAGAAATCCCCGGGCACATCCCTTCCTAATACGACCATGAAACGCAACATCACTGACGCCCTACTCACTGCAACCGTAGCCCTACCAGCTGCCGGAGCAGCCGCATCCACTCCTGCAATCGACCTTGTCACCGGTGGTGGCGTGGAAGCTTGCGAAGTAGAAATCAGCCACCCGGCGCTTGCGAACCTCGCAAACACCATCTCGGCAACCCTCACCATCCAACACAGCGACGAGGTCGCTGCAAACTTCGTGGCCATCCCTGGCCTCGCTACCCTGGTCACAACCGGCGGTGCATCCGGAGCAGACGCAGCATCCCGCCAAGTCCGTTTCCCATCCGACTGCAAACGCTACGTTCGCCTCAACGCGGCCGTCGCAGCAAACGGTGGAGATAACACCGACGCAAACGTCACCATCGCATTGAAACTCTAACCCTTCAGCCCGAAAGGGCAATTTGGTGTGTTTTCCCCGTGGAGCAATCCACGGGGTTTTTTGTTTTCACGAATGGCGTATTTGACCAAACGGCAAAAGCGCCAAACAAAACCAAAATGAAAATACCACCAATCCTCCTAGCCGCGCCGGTCTACGGTAACGCCCCCATCGCCTCGATCGACTGCTTCTACGCCACGATCAATGAGCACCGCGTAAGCGCCCTGAAATTCAACACAGGGGACAGCTTGGTAAGCAGAGCCCGAAACAACCTCGTGGCGGATTTCCTCCTTACCAAATTCGAGGCGATCATGTTCGTCGACAGCGACATCATCTTTTCCCCGGATCACGTAACCGCCCTATGGAAGCACATCGAAGCAGGCCACAGCATCGTCGCCGGCCTCTACCCGATCAAACAAATCAGCCCGCTCCGTTGGTGTGTTAACGCGATGCCAGGAGCGGTGCAAAGGCCAGACGGCCTCATCGCAGCTAGGGAAGCAGGAACAGGCTTCCTTATGATCCACCGCCGCGTCTTTGAAGCGATAGCCAAAGACCACCCAGAGCGAGCCTACAAATGCGACATGGACAAGCGAACCAAATACGACTTCTTCCGGGTCGGGGTTTTGGACGGTCGCTACATGAGCGAGGATTGGTTCTTCTGCCACGATGCCCGGGAAGCCGGCTTCGAAGTCATGGCAGACAGCTCGGTCATCACGGAGCACATCGGCACGGTAAACTACCCGATCCAAGAACCCCAATTTGAAACAAAGCCATGACCCACACCTACGCCTTCCTCGATCCCCTAGAAACCCAACCAAACAACCAAACAAAATGAAAACACCAATCAAAGACATAGCCATCGTCATCGGAGTCGGAAACGGCTGGGACAAGGCCGCCGAAAACACCGCCGCCGCAATTACAGAGAACACAGGAATGAAGGCGGTAACCCTTACCAGCGACCCAATAGGCCTAGCAAACCCATCCTGGCTGAAATGCCACCTCCTAGACCTTTTCCCGGGATACGACCGATACTGGGCATGGGACGCCGACCTCCTACCAATCGGCAAGTGGGATCCAGCCAAAATCTACGAAGCCATCGGGGATCGGTTCGCAGCCTGCCTGGATTTTCCATCCCCCGAAGTGGAACGAGAGCGGTTCAACTACCGCCTCCCCGAAAATTACATCAACGGCGGACTCCTCTGCTTCACGCCCGAACACCGCCGGGTGTTCGAGCGCACCATGAGGGGACACCCGGCCTACGGATCCTGGTTGGAACAAACAGCCCTCAACCAAGCCATCCAAACAGAGCTCGGGGAAGTGGCGCTTTTACCCCAACGCCTAAACAAACTTTTCTTTTGGATGAAAGGCGAACCACTGCATATCCCAAACGAGCAAGCAGCCGGCACCCTAGGAATCCACGTCTGCTCCCTCGGTGGAAACGCAGACGCCCTACTTCGAATCCAAGAACTCACACTCCCAACATTGACTCCCAAACAAACCGCTGCGGACCAATAGGCAGACAGCAAAACAACAAACAAAGCAAACAATGAAAAAGAAAATCGAGTGGAGCACCTCCACAAACAAAATCAGCCCAATCGAAAAACCACAAACAGAGCCATCAGGCTTCCAAAGTGCAGTGGTGAAACCCGAATTCGGATCCCGCAAACAACGCCTCAACGTAGGGGTAAATTGGCTGCGGTTCTTACCGGCCATCGTAGGAAGCAAAGAGGATTGGATGATGCCAGTCGAGTGCTACAATATGGATGACATCGCAGAATGGGCAAAGCCAAGCCAGGAAAACGACCTGGTCGCCAAAGTGCAAAACTGGCTGCGCAAAAACGCCCCGGAAAAACTCTGGGACAAAGAAAAGAAAACCGGCTACCGACTATGGCCTAAAAAACAAGGCATCGCATGGGCAATCGACCAGCACGCCGAAGAGGGTAAGCGCCTTTGCCTTTTCCGCTCATCGCTTTACGGCGGTGAATACGGAGGGACACCCGGCCTAGCCTACACGATTAAAACCACCGCAGAGGCGGTCGACACAGAGCCGGGAAGCCCAACCGCAGGACAAAAAATCCACGGGGATATTACCGACCCAGGCGCAGGCCGATTAGTGAAAGTGGAGAAAGTCCAACCACCCGGAAAAGACTCCTACCCATCCTACCGCGTGGCCATCGGATCACAGCCGGCCCCACTCGAAACCATCATCGAGCTTCTGACCGACGAAGAGCACGACCTCCTTTGCAAACTCGAAGAGACGGTGCACGAACCGACCATCGAAGAGCAAGCAAAGTGGCTCCGAGCCTACCTCGGCCCGGATTTCCCCGAAGAGATTCTGGGAGGAAAACCAAAGCCAAAACCCACCGCCGAAGAGGAAGACGAAATCCCCATGAACTTCGCTGACCTATAACCAAATTGACCGCCGCCCCAGTCATGAGCATGAATCCACAAAACAGGCAGCAACGCCTGCACAGATCCACAAACAAACTGACTGCGGGCAGCGGCCAATTCCTCCAATTCCCCGGGGTGGCCAAACCCACCCCGGCCTTGGTAAGCCCAGTCCAATTCCAAAGCGAATTCGACCCAGGCGCCGAAATCATCACTGAAATCTTCAACGCGGTGGTCACCAAAACCTTCATCCCTTGCAGACCGGAAAACCAAAGCTCGATCGGATACCTCGGCCGTGAATTCAGAATCTCCGAAGTAACCGAAACCGAAAACTCCTACACTTTCAAGATCACAAACCCATGAGCATGGAAACATCAACAGAGCAAGCAGCCATCGGCCTCCTTAGAGTGGCCGGTATTACCGACGCATTCAGCCACGACGATCACGCAAAGCGGGAAACCATGGACGGCATATCGGTAAGCGCAAAAGCAGGCGGAATGATTTCTTGCAATTCAAACAACCAAAACCGGGTCGACCGAATCGACCTGACCATCTCAATCCGCTCCCTCATTCCCAAACTCGACCCCAAACAAGTCGGAGACCTCTGGGAGAAAATCACCAAAGCCATATTGAGCCCTACCCTACCGCCATTGGCCACGGATTGGACAAAAGAGGTGCCAGCCTTCAGCAAATTCTCACTCTTCCACTGCATGGCAGGAAGCCAAAGCGGTAGAGAGGACAATGACACCGCCCGAAAACACACCCGGGAATTCATCATCTACGTCACAATGAAGAATTGACAGCCACGAAAACCATCAACCTTTAGACCCATACCCCAACCATGAGCGCAACCATCGTAAACCTTACCGGCTTCACTCCAGCCGTCCCCGAAGACGAAGCAGGAATGAACGTAGAAACCGTTACCATCTCCGCAACTTCGAAAAAGATCGAAGTGCCAAACAAATCCGGTAACACCCGTGGCACTTACTACCACGACAAACGCATCGCCTACGACATTTCAGGCGAAACAACCGGCAACATCACAGCAACCATCGGCAGTGTCCTTGTCGTTGCAAACATCCTCGGCTACGCTCTCGGCGGTATTTCCACCGGAGCCATCATCGCCGAAGAAGTCACCATTACCCGAAGCCGCGAAGCGATGCAGAAAGTCAACATCAAGGCAGTGCAGTGCGAAGACCAGGTCGTAGCATAACCCCAACCCTACCCAAACACAATGGCAAACGAACTCAACATCACACTCGGACTCGTAGCTTTTACCAAAGCCGGTAAAAGCTTTCGCAGGGAAGGTGGCGAAGTCATCGTAAACGTTTCTGGAAACCACTTCCAGGCGGGCAGCCAAAGCGTGGGGACATCAGAGGAAGGTATCGGCCTCGGGGACATCACCTCCCTAGGCTGGTTCGCCCTCCGCAATTTGGATGCGACAAACAAAGTGTATTGGGGCAACGTCACCGGGCAGCTTAACAACGAGCTACTCCCCGGCGAACGGGTCTACGCCCGGGCAAAGTCCGGAAACAACGCCATCCGCGTCCAAGCCGACACGGCCGCTTGCGAAGTAGAATTCGCAGCATTCTCCGCCTAAGAAATTAGGCAAACAAAACAAACAAACAAAAAACAAAACTATGAGCCAAAACAAAGCGGCCCTCGAAGAGGCCATCCGTCAGGACGCAAGCGTCATCTACACCAACAGCACAGCCATGGCAGCGGCAATGGTCGCCCTAGGCTTCCAATTCAAACTCCCGCGGTCTATCATCCGCACCTTCCCACCGCATCGCCCAAAGGGCACGATCGGGCAATTCGTATTCGAGCTGCAAGGATTCAGCCCCGACTGGACTTGCGATACAAACGCACTGCGCCGTGAATGGGTCGACCGCAAAGCAGACGGCAAAGTCAAAGAACTCATCCAGCGCATCTCCCAACGGGCAAGCGACGGTGTTCTGGCAGCCTGCAAAAACCCGGCAGACGCAAAAGGCGCCCTCGAAGAAGTGCAGCAACTCTTCGTTAAATTCGTCGAACTCCTACCCCTCGCCATCATGGCACACATGAGCGTGGCAGAGGAAAACCACGACCTCATCAAGAAAAAGATGAAGCAAATCTGTGCAGACGATACCGACCTCCCATGGACTCGCATCGAACACACAGACGGCACGGTCACCATGGTGCCTTACGGCTACCCAGAGGACAAACTAAACCAACTCCTCGCCGTTGCGGTTCGGGGAAACAAAACTCGCAAATAACCAAACACCAAACAAAAAACAAAAGCCATGAGCACAAACAAACAACCAGTAGATCAATTCGAAGACGATGAATTCGTCAGCGGTGGAGCCATCCCAGGATTCGCATTGGAGCAAACCGAGCAAGACAAAAGCTTCGGACAAAGCTTCTTTAACGGCATGGTAGCCGGTAAAGAACTAGCCCCATTCAGCGCCATGCGCCGGGCATTTGCCCAACGCCTCGGCATGCTTTATCCAGCCGGGATCGACCCGGAAAGCATCGATTCTGAAACCGACGAAGAGGGCAAACTCACAAAGTTTTCCTACCCCGGATTGGTCCAAGACATCACGATCATCGCCTACAGCTGCTGGCTTGACGAGCCTGCCATCCTAGCAGCCGGTTTCCAACCACCAAAGAAAGCCCTGAAGGGCATGTTTGAGTGGGCAGACAAGCACGGCCTAACCTTCCCTTCACAGGCGTGGCAGCACGCCTCAGACATCGTCGGAAATATCCTCTCCGCGGATAATAACGCAGAGCACGAATTACCCGAAGGTGCAGAGCAGGGAAAGGACTAACGCCGGCGAGAATGGCCACCCTGGTAGCCGCTGTCGCCGGGGTTATCCCGTCGGCGACAGAGCACTGGATCCTTTGGGAAATCCCATACAGCCGCGCCTGCCATTACGAACGAATCTACTGGATGCGACAAGGTGTGAAATTCTTTGACCCCCACGAAATGGAAAGAGAGATCGCAAAGCTGAAATCACAAACAAACCCAGGACAATGATCGAACTCGATACAAAGGAATTCCAAACCGCCATGAAGCAACTCATGATGGCAACCGATCATTCAGCAAAAGAGATCGTCGACTTCGGCATGGGCAACACCCTAATTCACGCTTCCAAAGAAACAAAGAAAACCACCGCAGCCGAAATCACCGCAGACCTCGAAAGGAACGTCACCGGAAAGGACGGCAGATCAGGCCCACGCAAATACCTTTTGGTCAACGCCCGCCATCGAAACCGCGGTGGTTCTCAGGCAAGCCGAACCCAAAGGCAGGTCGGGGTCGAAGCAAGACGGTTGGTCAACGCCCGACGCAAGACTGCCGGTTACCTCCTAATTTGCATCCGAATGGCAGCCAAACCGTTCGGACTATTCAAGAACGTAAGAGCCGGTCGTGGCTGGGCAGCAAACAGCAAAGGGACACCCGCCGACTGGAGACTAACGGTAGCAGAATCCAAATCCGAAATATGGCTACCAAAAGGAGCGGCCTCTAAAGTCAATCTCCAAAAGGCCATCAACTCAGCCACCGCAACCATGATGGCTAGGGCAAACAAAGCCATGGGCAAAAACATGGATAAGCATAGTAGCAAGTGAATTGACGGAAAACAAAAGCATGTCAGCATCGGCAACATTACGCGCAAGCATCACGCTGGATAAGTCCCACTTCCAGCGTGGGCTCGCTTCTGCCGCATCCATGGCAAAAGAAACCGGCACAAAGATCGCATCAAGCACGGCATCGGCCATCGGCACTGGCATGAAAACCGCGGGCAAACTAGCCATCGGAGGTGCCATCGGTGCCATGGCAGGCGGAGCCGTCGGCCTTGCAAAAGCTATCGGCATAGCAGCTGAAATGGAAGAATTCGAAACCCAATTCGAAACCCTCCTAGGAAGCGCCGGTGCAGCCAAACAAAGGCTCCAAGAACTCGAAAAATTCGGAGCCACTACACCATTCAACCTTTCAGAGGTTGTCCAAGCTTCCAAAATCCTCCAAACCATGACCGGGGACGCAATGGCCACGGGCAAAGGCCTCCGCCTGGTCGGAGACGTAGCATCCGGCACCGGAGCAAACTTCAGCGAACTAGCGGTAACCATCGGCCGTATGTATGACGGCCTGAGAAGCGGCAGACCCGTAGGAGAAGCCATGGCACGCCTTCAAGAAATCGGAGCCATCTCTGGAGAAGTGCGTGGCAAAATCGAAGCCATGGCCGAAGCCGGCGACTTCACCGGTGCATGGAAGGCAGCCGAATCCGGCCTCATGCGCTTCAGCGGTTTGATGGACAAACAAAGCAAAAACTGGAGGGGCATGATGAGCAACCTCGGAGATGCCTTTGATGGAATCTTCAGGGCCATCGGCACACCCGTCATGGAGGCTCTCAAACCGGCACTTCAAGCCATCGTCGATACGGTGGGAGGCATGAAAGACAAAGCCGCCCAATTCGGAGAATACCTAGCAAACGGAATCAAAATCGGCCTAGAACTCTTCAAGCAGGGAAAACTCGCCAGCTGGCTGGGAGACCAACTCATCGTCCAACTTGCAAACGTCGGCAACTTCGCCATGACCATGATACAAGGACTCGTTAGCTTCCTAGGCAACGTCCTAATCAGCGGTGCAGTCGGCCCGGCACTAAAACTTATTTCCTACAGCATGGCTGGATGGGGAGCCGCATTCGGATCATCCATCATCCAAGGCATCGGGCCGGTATTTGAAAAGCTACTCTCAAAAATCGCAGACGGTCTAGAATGGATGGGGTTTGATGATGCAGCCCGAAGCATGAAACCGGTATTCAAAGGCGGATCCGTTTCAGGATACAAAGAAGCGGCACAAGACATGGATCAAGTCGCCTACGGAATGATGAGCAAAATTCCAGAGCAGGTCGGGCTTCTCACCAAAGCCCTCGGGGAAGCGGTTACCCAAACCAAACTCAACCTAGTCCCATCCACCGCATTCAACGGAGTAGGGGATCCAGCCAGAGCACGCGCAGACAGCGCGTGGTTCGGTGCTGAGAAATCCATCAAACAAAAATCTACCACACCCGAAGGATGGGCACCATGGGCCGTGGAGGCCATGAAAAAGGAAAACAAAGACAGCACCGAAATCCAAAAGCGAATCGAAACAAACATCAGTGGCCTACTCGAATCCACCAAAGAACTCCTCGGAGCGGTAACCGGTCGCGTCGCCACAAACTAATTTTATGAGCATCGCAATTCAAGAAACCGTTGGACAAGTCGGACCCGTAGAAAACCCCTACGGCCTCGACGTGATGACTCGCGTCTTCATGGGTAGCCGTAGCCAATACGCCGCATGGAGAGCAACCCACCTCCCCGGCGTAGCCGATACGGAATACCCAAACATGAAGATCGAGAGCCTCTCCCCGGCAGACACGGAGAGCGGCGACATCATCAAGATCACGGTGCAATACAACGGATCCTCGACCGGCACCGAAGGTAGCCCAACCTGGAAAGATCCCCAAACAAGCTCATCCCTTGCACCGCTGAGCGAGACGAGGGATATTACCATGACCCGCCGATTCGGCGCCCTAACGGTTACCGAAACCTTCCCCGTCTCCCCATTCGGTGCCACCTCGTGGCGTTATGACGAAATCGTAGATACAGCACCGGGAACCGTTACCATTCAATGGAACACCCGCCGCATCACCTACCGCTACAGCCGTAGCTACATGGTAAGTTCACCCGAATATTCATCGCAAGCAACCACCTTCCTGACAGGCCTGCCCGTCGACTTCCAATCGGGTAGAGCCGTGCTCACCGGGGAATTTCCAGTAAGAACCTACAACCAAGCAACCACCTTCCTAGGACAAACCCTACCCGGAATCATCAACAACCGGGTAACCCCAAACCTACCCACCGCAGCCGACCTGATAGTCCGCCTAGCCGACTTGAACAGCGAGCAACGTGGCGTATATTTTGAAACCGCCGAAACGTGGGAACTTGCCTTCCCCGTAGACCTTAACGCCACATGATCGCAACCCCTAAAGACTCCCCGAAGAAGTTTTCCCGATTTCCCGGCATCCCCACAATGATGGCGGCATGGAATAGTCTGCTGGATTACTTGGCAGCCACCCGCGCACTTCCAGGCAGCTACCTCACGGCAAACCAAACAAAGGAGGGTGTCGTCTTCGACATCACGCCTGAGCTTAAAAGCATCGTCGACAAGTGGATTTCTGATAACAACATCCGTGGATCCGGCCAAACCCCAACCACCCCATCCGGCCTACCCGGTAGCGGATTGGATACACCAGGGGTCGGAGGCGGAGGGGGAGATGGAACCGGCGTCGGATTACCCGACGTCGAGGAAGACCCCGAAACAGGCGATCCCGTATACGAAGGAAGAGCACTGGCATGGAGACAGCTGAATATTTGTGTGGACGATGGCGACGGTGGCTACACCCCCATGGTCACCGACATCTACAGCACCGCCCCATACATCCCGGCCTAGACCATTTTGACAAACCCCAAAAACGCCATGAACAAAATCGAAGAACCAAAAGAAAAGTGGATCGCACCCAACGGCGAGGAATACGAGTGGCTGGAGATGGATGTGTCTGAATACGACCCAGAAACCGACGGATACTACACTAAGACGCTCGGGTTCTTTGGGAAAATCCTCGAAGAAAATCCGGTTGTGGAAAAACCCAACCCAGGAATCTACCTCCAAAACGGAAAACACCTGTGGGCACCCCGCTGGCTGTGCCGCCTTTTGGTTTTCCTCAAACCCTCCAAAGACTAACCACTATGGCACTCGGAGACATCTGGCTCGCCGGCCCCGGCGGAAATTGCGACAACGCTGGCACCTGCCCCAACGGGCCATGCGGTGCAGGCGAAATCACCATTTGCCCGACCCCATGGACAAGCACCCGCGAACTTGAATTCGAATACGACCCAGCCTCGGGGGAATCTGTAAAGATCGGCGGTGTCCCATTGAGCCCCGGCGAAACCACCGCATTCCTTCGGGGATTCGTCACGGCAGAGCCAAAGCAATTCGCCTACCCCGTGGAATATTTCAGAGCCGAGATTGAACCCGGAGAGGAAGGCGATGTCATCAACCCTGATACGATCGGTGCCGCCGAAACCATTCTCGAAGAGACCGACACAAGGATCGACTACCAAGCAACCACAAACTACTTCACCATCACCGGGATGACCGCATCCGTCTATAACGGTGCCTATGTCACAAGGCGGGTAACCAAGTCCACAGGGCAATGCGTCTACAACAAATCAGGGGAACTCGGAAACACCGGCCGAAAGGTCTACTACCTACCATCCACCGAGCAATGGTACCTCGGAAACAACGGGCCAAACTTCGTAGCAAACGCGGTGCTGACAGCTGACACGATTTCTTATTCGGGTGCAATCGGATCTATCACCCCACCCACATCGGGCAGCGGATCCATTTCTTATGGTGGGCCTATCTCCGGTGGATTCGACCCAGTAGACGCTGCGGTTTTCAGGTGGAGAGCAATCGCCTTTCCTGCACCCCGGCAGTTTCTCAATAGCGAGGCAACCTACGAAGACATTCCCCTCGAAGCATCGCCCGGTGTGGCAGAATTTCAATGGGGGAAGGATACGATTTCAGACCAGATCACTTTGATCAGCAACCCGACCACTAGGCAAATGGGAACCATTAGATTGACCATCCGAAGTGCTTGCGAAGAACCACCGCCATGAAACCAAAACTTTTTATCACAAGCAAACCTATCCTCGATAGCCTCCTGAACTTTTGGGAAGCAACCGAAGAGCAAAGAACCGAAGCCTACACCCTTTATGCTTCGGGGAAAGACAAACAAGTCGAAAACCTAGTAGCAAACATCGCAGGATTAAAACAACCACACCAAAATGAGAGCAGCCTTGATTAAACTAAAAACCCTCGAAGAAACCGCCAAGCTTCGTCCCGAAGGATACCTCGAAGCTTGCCTCATGCCACCCGCACAAATTCAAGGAGAGTGGGTAGTCATTCCTGCCCATCGATATTCAGCCCTTCGACGGCAATTCGGTAACTCACGGCCAAACATGGCAAAACGCATCCGCGCCTTCGTCCAAGAAATCAAAGCTTGGAAAAAGGCCGGCTGGAAGATCACCAAACCCTCGGTTTTCTTCCAAAGGAACCTCGCCTGCGCCACCTGCCCATATTCGGTTCGTGAATTATTAGGCATTCGCACCTGCGGTCGTTGCGGATGCACCCGCGCCAAACTCTTCCTAGAGAACGCCAGATGCCCCGAAAAGAAATGGAAGCTTTGACAAACCAAAAGAAGTTATGAGATGCAACCCAGATAACCCAGCACCCATCACCCTCGACACTACCGGCGTGGAGATGAATATCAAACTCACCCGCCAAACGACGGCAAAGTTTTCAGGAATTATCGACGAAAACTATGTCCCTATCGACCTCACCGGTGCGACGGCAAAACTTACCGTCAGAGACGGAGACGGGGAGGAACTCCTCGTCCTTACAGAGGCCGATGACATCACCCTGGGAGGCGTAGCCGGAACCTTCGAAGTCGAATTCACAGACGAAAACACCGTCGACCTACCGACCCAATACCTCACCTTCAACTTCGACATCACCCTCGCATCCGGGGAAATCATCGCGGTATATTGGGGGACGATCGAAGCACTGGCTAACACCAACATCCCAGACGCATAACCACCATGGCCTACCGACTCGTCACAACGAATGCGACCAGGCGAGTAAGATCCACCGATCCAAACGCCAGACCCATCCGCCGCGTTACGCTGCTCACCCAGCGTAGACGCATAGCCACGGAAAACGGGTCGGTCGTTTCTTTTGTCGTTTCTGGATCCAGAGGCGGTGGAGCAAACCCAAACCCAACGGTCAACTCAATCCAATTCTCCCTAACACCTACCGGGGACGCAGCCATCGGTCGGCTTGTCTGGAACAATGGAGACCATACCCTAGAAGTGCCCCTCACAGAGGGAGTCACCCTTCAGATCGGACAGGAGCAGCTCGTCTTCGTTCGAAACATGACCGGCAGCACCATCCCAAACGGTTCGGTGGTTGCAATCGACGGTGCACAGGGGCAACGCATCAAAGTCATTTTGGCAGATGCAAACGAAATCCAATCCCATGCCACCCTCGGCATCGCTACCGAAGACATCACCCATAACGGATTCGGCTTCGTAACTACGCAGGGGCTTGTCAGAGGCCTTAATACGTCAGCCTTTGCAGAGGGTGCGGAGATTTTCCTTTCAGAGACCGCTGGCGCTTTTACCGATGAGCGACCCGCCGCCCCTAACCACTCGGTTTTCCTCGGCATAGTCGTAAACAGCGCAGGCGGTACGGCTGGATCCATCTTCGTTCGCCCGGCAGTCGGTGCAGCCATCGGGGAGCTTCACGATGTCATCATTACCAACCCAACCACAGGGCAGCAACTCCGCCTAAACGCACAGGGAGTCTGGGAAAACTTTTCCCCGGCAACATCCTACCCACCCAACGGAGCCGCAGGCGGTGTTCTTTCTGGGTCATACCCAAACCCTGGTTTCGCGGTAGACATGGCAACGCAGGCAGAGGCCGAAGCCCTAGCCAGCGCAGCACAAGCAGCTGCCATAGCTGCCGCAGCTGCCGATGCCACTGCAAAAGCAAACACGGCAGAGTCCACCGCCAAATCCTACGCCGATACCCTAGTTATCGGATTGGTTGATGATAGAGGCAACTTCGATGCATCCGTAAACACCTTCCCAACAACAGGCGGGTCTGGCACCGCAGGTGCTATCCTCAAAGGAGACCTTTGGACGATTGGAACCGCAGCCACAGGTGGCCCATTGAACGGATACGGCTTAGGCTGCACACTACGCGCCTTGATTGATAGCCCAGGGCAAACAACAACCAACTGGGCAATCACGGCCGTCGGATTCGGATACGTTCCTGAAAATGTAGCAAACAAATCCTCCGACGTCGCAACCGATCAAGCAAGCAATACCAAATTCCCAACAACCAAAGCGGTCTACGATTGGGCAACCGGGCAATTCACAACGCCAGGGCAAGCATCCGCAGCAGCACCAGTCCAATCGGTAAACGGCAAAACTGGAACCGTTGCCACCATTGTCGAGGTAGCAGATTTCGCATCCCTTCCAGAAACCGGTGCATCCCTAACCACCTACATCACGATTGACACAAACAAAACATATCGATGGGACGGTGCCGCCTATGCCCAAATAGGCGGTGGATCGCAAATCGACATTCAAGATGTCTGGGCTCAAATTCATCAATTTTAACCATCACCAATTACCATGTTCACAGACGTTAAATCCGTAGCCATAGCCGAAATCCCAACAACCCTAGGAGCCGTCTATACCGTTCCAGCTGGGGCAAATAACCGTGCCCAGCTTACACAAGGGGAAATCCACAACACGGGATCCCTAGCGGCAGACGTCACCGTTTTCCACAATAACGGATCGGACGTTCAACGCTACGCGGTCACACTTCAAGCCAATGACTCCCTTGTTCTTTTCACACTACTGCAACTCAATGCAGGCCATTCGCTTAAAGCCGTGGCATCCGCGGAAGGCGTAAACATCTTCATCGACGGCAGAGAATTCATCGAATAGCAAACTCATGTTCAGCTCCCCACAAAGAAAACTTTCTTTTTCCAAAAAAGCCCCGGGTCAATCCGTGGACTCCGTGGGGATTCGCCGTAGAGGCGTGACCGATCTGGTCAACGTCTATGACTTCCAGAAAGACCCGGCAAGAACGCAAGGAGATCTCGGCCCATTACCTACGGGTCTACCAATTATCGATGCGGCGGAAGGACAGCTTACGGTTTCCCGTGGGGCAACCATTCCAACGGGAACTACCAAATACCTGACAAGGGATATTTCTGCAATCGTGGGAGATTGGGAATTTACGATTCTTTGCAAACGGATTCTGGTTGAATTTGGTATTACCGTGACAGATGCGGCTGGAACCAAATCGGTTTCTATTGTCCAAAGATCCTCAA